TCTACTTCAAAGACGAGATCGAGGCCGGGCGGTGGGAAGGCTATCCGCTGAAACTCACCCAACAGTTGCCGACGAACCTGTCGGTCGGCGCCAACACCAAGGGGAGCGAGATTTACTTCTGCGACATGGCCGACTTTGTGATCGCCGATACTTATAACGTCGTGGTCGATGCGAGCGACGTCGCTGCCTACAATGACGGGACCGGGATGGTCTCATCGTTCCAGCGCGATCAATCGCTCTTCCGGGTGATCTCGGAACACGACTGCAATATGCGGCACCTGCAAAGTCTCGTCGTGCTGCTAACGGCAGACTGGTCGTTTACTGGGGTCCCGGGCCTGCCTGGGGCGCCTTGGTCCACCCAGCCGCTTAATCCTACGTGGTCGCAGGCGGGCGCCATCAGGCCAGCGCTGTCGACTGGCGCGAACCCACCGCCGACGTTGACCGACCCGGCGTAACCGAAGAGGCACGACAATGTCAGATGATCCGCGTGAGCCGATTTGCCGCGTTCGCATAATCAAGCGGTGGAATAACAACATGGTCGGCGACGACATTGTCGTGCCACTCTCGACGGGTCGGAGTCTGGTGGCGCAGCGCTTTGCAGAGGCGTTGCCACCACCGGCAGGCGTTGCGGTTGGCGAGTCCTCCCCGTCGCCGCAACGTCAACCCGCCCAAGTGACGCGGAAGTAAGCCGATGTATGGCGCGCTGCGGGTGATGACACCGCCCGCAACCGAGCCCGTCACACTCGACCAAGCGAAGCGACACGCGCGCATCGACAACGACAACGACGACGACCTTGTCGAGATGTTCATCACCAGCGCGCGCGTGTGGTGCGAGGGCTTTCTGAATCGCGCACTGTTCACCCAACACCTGCAATACAATGTCACCTGGGCGCCGCCACCGACGGCGACGCCCTTGGTGCCGCAATCGCTGATCGTGTTTCCGCTCAACTGGCCGCCGCTGGTCAAGCGGCCGATCGAGCTTCCGCGCGCGCCAGCGGTGTCGGTCGAGCAAATACTCTGGGGCTCGATCGACAATATGGAGCCCGCCGACACCGACGACTATTCGCTGAATCTGCTGGTCGAGCCCGGCTATGTCGCAGTCAAGCCGCAACTGTTGCCCTCGATCCCGCAGCAATCCATGTCGATCGAATACACCGCCGGTTATGACGACAGCGATGTTGACGCGGTGCCGATGCCGATCCGCCATGCGATCCTGTTGCTGGCGACGTTCTATTACGAGCAACGCGGCGACGTCGAAGCGACCATACCGGAGGTCGTCAAAGCGCTGTTGTGGCCGTATCGCTTGTGGACCTTCTCCGGCTGATCGATGCCCGACAACCCAAGCGGTCAACTGCGGGCCGACCATGGCATCGGGCAGTTGCGCTGGCGCGTCTCGCTGTATCGCCGCGACCAAGCGCCCGCCGATGATCTCGCGCTCGAGGAAACGCTTGTCCTGCTTGGTCAGGTGTATGCGGATATACAGCCGACCTACGCGGCGACGTTCTACCAGTCGACGCAGGTCGATACCCCGATCACGCACATGATCAACATTCGCTGGCAGGACTATCCGACGACGATCGAGGTCGTCACGCGGGTGACCGAGCGCCAGACCGACGGCACGTTGCGGGGCGAGCTGTACCGCGTGCGTCGCACCAAGGAAGTCGGCGGACGCAAGCGCTTCATCCAAATGGAATGCGAGCTTGAACGGTCGCGCACCCTGCCCGACGACGCCGACGCGACGATCGGCGCCAACCTGACGGAGCCCTATGACGGAAAGGCCGCCGCGCCATGACCCTGATCCTGATCGTGCTGTTAGCCGTGGTCGTGATGGGTGGCGGCTTCGGCTGGCGCGGTGGTTACGTCGGATACAATCCGATCGGCCTGATCCTCGTGATCGTGGTCGTGTTGCTGATCTTTGGCCTGATCGGGCCGCGCTGGCACGGATAGGAGACTGACCATGTGTTTCGGAATGGATTGGCTGTTTCATTTCTTGATCATGCTGGTCGTGGTGTGCGTCGTCATCGGCGTGTTGATGATCCTCGTCCCCTACATTCTCGCGCTGGCCGGGATCGGCGTCGGCGAACCGGTGATGCGAATTATCCGGCTGATCGCAATCGGAATCGCGCTGATCTTTCTGATCTATCTGTTGTGGAGCGCATGGGATTGCTTCGCGCCTGGGGCGATGCTGCGCCGATGAGTGACCTCAAGATGACCATCACGTCGTGGGGCCAAGTAAAGCTCGACGACCGCGAGGTGAAAAAGGTCATGCGCGCCGCTGGCAACGACGTGAAGACCAAGACGTCACGCCTGATCAATCAAACCGACGGCGGCGGGCGCATCACACACAAGCCAGGGGGCGGCACCTATCGCGCCTCGATGCCGGGCAACCCGCCCGTGCGATCGAGCGGCGCATTGCGGCAGAGCTTGAAGACATTTGTTTACAAGTCGGGCATGGGCTTCGCGGTGCGCGCGCGGCAGTTTTATGCGCTGTTTCTCGAAAGCGGCGCGCATGGTGGTGGCAACCAATATGGCGGACGTCCCACCGCCGCCGCCGCCGCGCGTGGCCAGTACCGCCGACGTCGTGCCAAGGGCCGTTATACGCTTCGCGTGATGGAGCCGCGCCCGTTCCTCGATCGGGTGATCGCCGCCGAAGCGCCCGAGCTTGATCGACGCATTCGCACCGCGTTCGAGAAGGGCATCACCTGGAAAGCGACCAAGTGAGCGGCACACCGCCGGTCGTCTCGATCATGGGCTCGATCATCGCGTCGCTGCGGTTGCGTGCGCCCGTGTTCGAGGGCCGCATCGCTGGCGCCGCCGAGTTCTACAAAGGCTTGCGCGACTATTCGACGTCGATGCCGCTGCCAGCGGCCTACGTGCTGCCACTCGGCCAGGACGCGACGCCTAACAACACATTCGGCGGCTTGCAGCAAATCATGCACAAAGGCGTCGGCGTGGCGGTCGAGCTTGACGCGCAACGCGATCGACGCGGGCAAGACCCGACCATGCAATTCGAGACGATCGAGGCGCAGATACTTGCCAGCGTGTTGAATCTCTACATCGGCGTGTGCCGCATGACGCAGGGAACCTACTTCACTGGTGCGCGGTATCTCGACCTCGATCGTGCGCGCCTCTGGTACCAGTGGGAGTTCGGCCTCGATTGGCAAATCACCGATCTTGACGGTGTGCAACCCGACGCTGGCATCGATCTCGAAACGCTCGAAGTCGACTACTTCACGTCTCCCGGTGCCGTCGCCGTGCCGGGGCAAGACCCTGCCGTAGTGACGCAAATCATTACAGGCGACAATCCGCAGCCGCCGACCGATGGACCATGGCCGCCAACCCGGAGGACCCCACCATGAAAGTCAAGCCCGCCGAAGGTCGCGCGGTGCGCGATCCTCGAACCATGAACCTGCTGCCCGACGAGGGCGCCGAGGTTTCCGACCGCGATGTGTTCTGGCGCCGCCGCTTGCGCGATGGCGACGTTGTCCTCGTCGAGGACCAGCCCGCCACCAGGGAGGCATAAGCCATGGCGATCAATTTTACCTATTACGACGAATCCAACCGGGTCCCCGGTGTATACGTCGAGATGGACCCGTCGCAGGCCAACACGGGCACACAGTTGCAGCAATCGCTTTTGATCGGGCAAATGACCAGCACGGGCACCGCCGTGCCGGAAGAGCCCGTCCTCGTCGAAAGCAAGGCGCAGGTCGCCGCACTCTGCGGGCCTAATTCCATGCTGACCGCGATGGCGAATCGCTATCTTGATCGCGATCCGTTCGGCACGCTGTATCTGTTGCCGGTCGAGGACGACAGCGCGGGCGTTGCGGCGACCGGGACCATTCTCGTCGCGTCAGCCGCCACCGCGCCGGGCACGTTGAACCTGTATATCGCTGGTGTGCGCGTGCGCATCGCGGTCGACCAGACCTTGACCGCCGCGCAAGTCGCCGCCTCGCTCGCTGCGGCGATCAACGCCACGCAATTCCTGCCGGTGACGGCGGTTGCCGCAACCGCCACGGTCACGCTCACGTCGACCGGCAAGGGGCAGATATACAATGATATCGACATTCGCCAGAATTACCTCGGCAACGCGGGCGGCGAATATCCGGTGCCAGGGCTCGCGTTGACCATCACTGCGATGGCGTCGGGCGCTGGCAACCCGGATATCAGTGATGCGCTGGCCAATCTTTCGGACCAGTCATTCGACTTCATCTGTATGCCCTACAATGACACCGCCAACCTAAACGCGATCGAGGCGTTTCTCGCCGACGACGTCGGGCGCTGGTCGTGGGAACAGATGATCTACGGCGGCGGCTTCTCGGCATTCCGTGGGACGCTTGGTGCGTGCACCGCATTTGGTCTCGCCCGCAACGACCAGCATATGTCGATCATGGCGTTCAACGACAGCCCGGACCCGTCATGGATATGGGCCACCGAGGCCACCGCGTCGAGCGCCGCCAGCCTGCGCGTCGATCCTGGCTTGCCGCTGCAATACATCGGCATGACCACCAAGTCGCCGCCGATCGCGTCGCGGTGGACACTCGGCGAGCGGAATACGCTGCTGTATGACGGCATGTCGACGTTCCGCGTCGCCGACGATAACTCGGTGATCATGGAACGCATGTGCACGACGTATCAAAAGAATGCGGCGGGTGCGACCGACAATTCCTATCTCGACGTCGAAACCATGTATGGGCTGATGTTCGTCTCGCGCAATATGTCGAATTACCTGCTGACCCGCTACGCGCGCAAGAAACTGGTCTCGGACGCAACGCCCATCTTGTATGGCTCGAACTGTGTCAACGCGCCGATGATCAAGGCGTCGGTCATCCTGAATTACAAAGCGCTCGAAGCCCAAGGCTATGTGCAGAACTCGGCCACGTTCGCCCAGAACGTCGCGGTCGAGGATGCGGGCAACGGGCTGGTGAAGATTCTCGCGCCGGTCGATCTCGTCAATCAACTGCGGCAAATCGCGATTCTGCTGCAATTCCGCAAATCTTAAACACGATCGAGATCGACGCGCCTGGTCGCCGTATATACAATGACCAGGCTCCCAGGGAGGGGGAGCAAACGTGCCGTTTAACCGTAGATACAGGAGAATATGCAATGCCTTTCGTTTCAGGTTTTCTTCGTGTGCGTCGTCGGCGTCATGGTGGCCCGGTCGATCCGGATTATGGAATTGACGTCGGCGACGGTGGTGATGGTGGCGAGGGCGAGGGCGGCGGCGACGAGTATCCCGATATCGGCCTGCCGAACCCGCCCCCTGGCATCTGGCCGCCGCTGACACCTGACCACCCGTGGCGTCCGATCGATCCTGGCTTTGGTCATGGCCGCCCCGTGCGTCCCGACCAGGGCTTGCCGCGCCCGCCGTTGCAGGTGCCGGGTGGTCAACCCGACCAGGGCTTGCCGGGTGCTGGTGGCGAGCCGCCGACCGCTGGCCATCTGCCATCACTGCCACCGGGCACCGTTTGGCCGCCATTGCCTCCGGGTGTGACGGGCAAATATCTGGCGCTGGTGCTGATCGGCGGCGGTGGTCATGGCGCGCATTACCGTTACGTCGTGATCGACGCCGACTCGCGTCCCGACCAGGGCTTGCCGAAGCCGCCGACTGCGGAGCCGAAGCCAGCCTAAACCGCATACAGACAGACGTATATACCACGGGGCGCCTCGCAAGGGGCGCCTCGCCATATGGAGGACACGACAATGCCATGTGAACGCCTTGCAGGCATCACCAGCCTGACAATCGACGGCACGCCCTACATGGTCGTGTCGGACGTGACGTGGTCACCCGTCAAATGGCGCCGTGAAACGCTCGTCGGGCTCGACGCGGTGCACGGATTCAGCGAAGTGCCCGCGCAAGGCTACATCGAGGCCACGTTGCGCGACGCCGGCGACCTCTCGGTCGACAGTTTCAACGAAATGCGTTGTGTCGAGGTGCAATGCGCGCTCGCGAACGGCAAAATCGTCGGCGGCTCGAATATGTGGTGCGTGACCGCGCTCGAAGTGCGAGCCGCAGAGGGCACGTTTCAGGTGCGCTTCGATGGTATCGACGTCGCCGAGACGTTCGCGTGATGGACGCCATTATTGACCAGTTCGACGACGCGATCTCGACGGACGAGGATGCTGCGGGCAGCCCGCCGACCCTCGATATCGAAATTGACGTCACGTTTCAGAAGAAACGCTTTG